TAGTTTTTTCACTCATAGTCTTCTTTCTAAACGATCCAATCGTCTTATCAATTTGTAATCAAGATTGTTGGACTATTAGAGACTATTACGGATTAACTAAAATGTGAATCCCTTGCGTTTTAAGTCCTTTGTGTCTACCAATTTCACCACGAGGGCATTATTCCAAAAGTCTTGATTTTGCATTGTTATTTACATTCTTGTCTTAACACATTCAAATAAAAAAAGAAATTTATCTCTCTCATTACTAGTTTATTACTAGTTTGGAATAAATAGATGTTGAATTAACTGCTAAAAAGAATTCCTGGATCTCTGAAAAAAGACTCTAAAAAAGATAGGATTTATTAGAGTTATGAGTCCGAAAAAATAAATAGATAGTTCGTTAAATGTTCACAACTTATACGAGTCAATTATGGACTCGCTCGGCTGTTGCCTCGCTCGTCCGAGCTCCCCAAAGGAGGCTCATTCTGTTGTCAATCTCCGTTGATCTATGGACCCCCTACACCCCTTTTTACAACAAGGAGTCCCTAGAGAGAGTGTAAAGTGTAAGATAGACAGATCTAGTCTTACTGAAATCAAATCGTGTTTTTAATTGTTAGTCTGAAAAAATTTTACAAAATTTTTTTTGAAAAGGCACTCCAGGACAAATGGGCATTCATCCTGGAGCGAGTGAATTACTATTAATGTAAATCTTTTATAACAGATTTTAGAGTCTTGAATAGTGGTCAAAGCTCCGTGCACCGAGGATCACGGATCAATAATATTTCTTGGTCCAATCTATATTCTTTCCTCTGTTTGTAGCTCTAAATTTATTAGGTTGAGTTTCGTGAGCTCTTCCGTTGTGGTATCTAACATCATTATAACCATAATTACTTTCACTAAATAATCCGTTTGTATATTTCTGGATCTTTGGTTTGGAGCTCTCAACTAATTTTCTTTTGTCTTCTGCATATTCCTTTTGTGCAATCTCAATGGCTCTTGGTAATCGGTCCTGGATCTCTGGATCAATCTTATATTTCAAACTCGCTAATTTAACTGCCTCATTACGAGCTCTCAATTGTGGAAGGTATCTCGGATTTTTACTTGTTTCGTGAGCTCCTCTATTAATTTTTCTTCCTAGTTTGGTGGTCAAATGACCAGTGGTTATGACCTGGTTTTCACGGGCTCTTTGAGGGTGTCGGAAATTATATTGACCATTAACAAATTCATATTCCCCTTCTAGCAATCCTCTTCGTCTTCTCATCCTCAACGCATTAGTAGAAATACCCAGTAATTCTGCGTATTCTCGTGCGTTATAGTGATAACCAATATCTTCTAAATCTTTTTTCTGTCCCATAAAATAATATGTGTTCCCTTCGTGCAATTGAATGATAGGTCAAACTAAAATGCACGGATAGACTCTGTTTAACACAACACTCAATCACTCACAAAATAATTCGTAATCATCAAGTCGCCTTAAAGATCTCCCACCAGGGATAGAATAAAAGTTTTAGAAAATGTAGTGAGTGAGTGAGAGATTATTCATCCTCCTGGAGTTTAAAAAAGTGTTCCATATCTATTATTGCTAAAGGTTTCTTTCTATTCATTTTGATCACTAACAACGGCTCCTGGTTCGTGTGCCGACTAGCCTGGGTAAAGGCATTATAGATAGTCTTATAATCTTCTCTGTTTTTAGTTTCTATTGAGTATGGAAACAATTTTCTAGCCGTTAAAGATGTAAGTTTAACATCAGCTCCGTTCTCACTCATTAACGAGGTTCTAATATCGTCTGGTCCTAGTTTAGGAAACAACTTGCATATCCTATCTCTAACCAGGTTTTGTAGATATCTTGCCTTTGCTTTTTTACTATCGTTCTTCATCAAATAACCCAATAATCCATTTCCTTTTTTCCTTCTCAATGATGTTTCTTAACTCTTCTCTATCCTTTATTGCGTCCTCAATATCGTATTGTCCAGAGGCTCCAGATTGATGTCTTTTAACCCAGTCTTTAGTTTCTTTTGAGCCTTTGTAAAAAGCTAAACAACACTCTTCAAAAAATCTTATGATTGAATGCTTATCCCAACGAGTTCCAAGCAACCATTTAAGAACAACTCTCAAATATTTTATTCTTTGTTGTTCAAAAGTATTATTTAATTGTTGTTCGTGTTTCAGAGAATATTTCATTCTTTTAAACTCATAGTCATAAGTGGTCATCCCTGGAGCTGATCCTAATTCTGTTTCTGTAAGTGATCTTAAATATTTACAATCTTTTAATAGCCAGGCTCTCGGTCTTTGTCCTCCGTATGGACTTAATAATTGTCTAGTTTGTTTTCCGTTATTCCATTTAAAACTTTTTTCTCTCAACCAATCTTTTACATATTTCTCATTGACCTGGAGTTTCCATTCAACACGGATGTAATCTAACAAATCATCTAACACTACAAACCCAGGGAAGGTTATATCAAACGGAGTCAAACCTTCTTCTAATGCTCTATTCAATCTTTGAATAATTGGATGTTGTGCCTCCTCTTGCATATTAATTAATGCGTCTGTTGTAGGAGCTCTTCCTCTGTTAAATATTTTCCAATCTTTTACTTCAACCTCATACAGGAAATAATGAAATAGATTTTTTATTTTATCTGATTGAATAAAGTTATAGATCTTCTCAAAAGTTCCTAACTCTTCGTGCTCCTGGAGTTTGGCTACATTTAATCTATCATAAAGATTTATAACCAAATACCTCCTGGAGCTCTTACCTATATGAAGACAATCTTGTTCATTACTAAAACACATTCCATTACAATTGTTCCAGTATCTAAATGGTCTAATATGTTTTGGATTTATCTTACTATCTTCGTCTGTCCAGAAAGGTTTTAATCTATTGCTGATCTCAACTTTCTTATCTATCTGTCCAGTCGTAACAACTTCATTAATGAATATAAATAACTTGTTATAAATAACCTCTGAATGATTGCCTATCAGTTCGTCATATCTTGCGTTTGCGTCTACAAATTCTCTGCCAACTATTCTTTGTAGTGTTTCTCCTAGTCCCTTTTTTCCAGTTCCTTCAGGTCCAACAATTAATATTCCCCATTGAATTTTCATAGGTCCTATCTCTCTGTTGTGCTCTTCTGTAATATCTAATTTATGTTTAAATATCTTTTGAATGAATGCTGATAAGTATTGTTCAATATAATCGTAATCCTTCTCTCCGAATATTTGCTTATAGGAATTTACCCAGTCAGAAACATCCCCCTTCTCTGGTTCAATAGGAGCTCCAGGGTATAAGTTTAAATATTTACCAGGTTTCAAATAAAAATGATCTCTTCCAACCTCTGCAATTGGATAATCATAACCAGGTAAAACAGCTCTCCCAATAACTATTCTGTCTTGGAATTCATAGTCAGTCATTAAACTTTCAAAAGCTTTCTTTTTGTTTTTACCTCCAGGGAAATTGTAAAGATGTCTGTTGTTAAAATCTTCTTTCTTAAATTCTATCTTCTCATTTACATCATACATTGAGCTACTATCTTGAATAAAGATCATCTTCTCTTTGAGCTCTTCTAATCTTCTGTCTGGTGGATTAACTCCAACCCATTGAAACATTTGATAGATAGACTCTGCATTATCTAAACCAAGTATTTCTCTTATGGTGTTAAATCCTTTTATCTTTCCACCATTTATAATTTGTTTGTGTGCGTGAGTTCCTTTGTTCTTTCTTAAATCATCATCCCCAGAAGACTCGGCAAGGAGCATTATAAATTCGTCTATTTCAAAATCTTTCCATTCTGTATTCTTGGCTAATATACAAGCTACGGCATAACAGAAATCGTCTCTATCTCCCTTTGACGGATAAAGGATTGATAGAGCCGTTGCTAATGCCACCTTGGAAACATCTTCTAAAATATTTCCAGGATAAGGAGATATGCCTTCATAGATACACCATTTAACTTCGTCTCCGTCTATGATTGATCCAGGTACTATTGATTGTTTATCTTCTCCGTGTCTACATTCAATTATTGTAGCTCCGTGTGGAAGATCTTTGTAGTACATTTCAAGGTCTTTATGAAAACTAAATTTTTTATGTTTGCTCTTACCTTTAAATAATAAATGAGATCTTGGTCTGTTTCCTCTTCCGTATATTGCTGAACAAGGCTGAATATATCTATTTATAAATGGGAGAGATTTATTTGTTTCAACATCTATATCTACATCATCAACAAGTTTTAATCCTATGTTTGATCCAGGTTTAAAGTCCTCCAGGTCAAAGTCTCTTTTCTGCCAACCTTTTTCTGTTGGTAATTTACCTTTGCAAGGAATTATTTTTTTATTTTTGTTGAGATATTCTTTTGGTGTCTGCATTTTGTAATTCACTATTTATTTGTTGTTGCCCTACATTAATTAACCATTCGATAGTTTGAGGAATTGAAACTCTTATAGGAATTTTCTTTTGTATTTCCTGGAGCTCCTCAAAAGCTTTTGTCTTTATCGAAATATTGTGCCATTTAGATTTCATTTGTATTTCCCTTCTAATCCACCTTTGGAATTGTATTTTCTTAAATATTTCTTTTCTGTTTGTTCATAAAAGTTTCTGCCATTGTCCTGGGTTTCTATCTTCCTTATGCAATAAAGCTTTTCCTGGATTAACATTTCCAGTACCCAGGGCATTGAAGGGTTATTTCTAGGCTCATTTCCTTCAATCATTCTGAATACATTGAGCCTTTGTCTATAATGGTTTTGGACCTCTTGTAGGTCTTTGTAGATCCATTGATTTAGGGAAATAGTTTTCCAATTAACTTTCCGATCCTTTGGTGGTTTATTGTGTCCAATCTTACTCATTAATTGTCTGTCCTATCTCCGAAAAATTCTGCCAGGTTTTTTTCAGCTCCAGATTTTCTAACTTCCATTTCATATAATTTTTTGTAGAGATCTTTTAACTTTGTTGTCAGCTCATTTACTTGGTTATGTAATTCAGAACATCTTTCATTCTTAAATCCAACCTCTTCCCATAAGCCTTCAATATGTGTTTGTTGTCTTCCTATCTGGTCCACAAGATTTGCATTTGTTGTAGACAATTGATCAATTAAAAATTTCTCTTTCATCATTCTATTGGCATTCCTCCCAGTAGTCCTGCAAGTCCAGTAGTAGCATTTCTGATTTTTTCTTTTCTGGTTTCCTCCAGGGTTCGTAAATAGTTTTGTTTTAATCTTTCTGTTTCTGGATCTGGTGTAGGTGTTATTGGTCTATTAAATGTAATAGGCATTGGCTCAACCTTTGGGAGCTCCACCTTTGGAGCTTTTGATTTATACTTACCAATCATTTTTAATTCTTTGTCTGTAAGTAGTGAGGGATTGCTTTTGTAGTTATCTTTTAAAATCTGTCTAATCTCTCTCATCTCTCTAGGATTGCCTTTTGCATTATCAACAATTAAATCCCAGGTACTTAATTTTTGTTTCTGATCTCTATTACTTGGGTATGTACTAGGATCGTCTGCTCTGTATTTCTTTGGAGGCTTTTTAAAATTCTCACTATCAACAATCATTGGATTGTCATAATGCTTTGGCTTTGGTCCGTCTTCATAGAGATATAATAATCTCTCTAATCTTTCGTTTAAGTTTTCTTCTCTTGGTTTGACTGGAGCTCCTCCGTTTTTAAACTTCTGTATCGTTGGAGTCTTTGGAGGTACTGCACCAGGTTTTCTTACTGGGACATCTTTTTTATTCTTGCCCAGGTTATTTGCTATCCTTGTAAATGGTTTCTCATCATCAATCAGAGTATTATTTATTGGATCTACAATATAAGCCATATTATTTTTTCTCCTTCTGTGCCTCTGCTTTTCTAATTCTGTTTATGTATTCTGTTAAACTCTCTCCAGGCATTACATCTATTTTCTTTTCGTATGCGTCTATAAGATCTCCGTATTTCTCTCCGACAGATCCTCCGTTAGAAAGTTCAATTCTTTTTAATTCGCTCTTTGGTGTTCTCTTCAACCAACTATCAAAACTCTCTCCAGGTTTTCTTTGCTCTTCAAATTTTTCTTGAATAGCCTCTAGTAGATCGTTCATTACATCAGACTCTATTTTTTCTGCGTCTGCTAATTTTATAAATTGTGTCATATCTAGCCTGGGAGTGTCTTTCCCACCCCCAGACATTTTCTTTTCTATGTTAGTTCGTGGCTTTGCCATATTGTCTTATCTGGACGAAATATTTTTTGCCTTTGTTGGAGCATTTAAAAAATGCATATAATCCCCAATCGTCTTTACCGATTCCATGATCCTGGTTTCCGTCTTCGTCAATCTCCAAAATCTTATCGTGATTAACTAAACCTATGGATCCTTGCATTAAGCTCCAGGCAACTGGATTATCTGGTCCAAGCTCCCAATCGTTGTTAGTTTGTTGTTCAATGTTAGTAGACATTAATAGCCTCACTTTCTTTTTTTAAGGTTATTGATTACTACGAGAGCTTTGTTCTTATGCTCCTCCTCATAATCATATTTCGGATCGTGTTTGATTTTGTGTTTGATCATCCAGTCCAGGAACAAAGGACCATTCCAATAAACCGAGGAGCTCCCCTTCAAAATTATCTTGCCCATATCTTTGGGATCTCCACCCTTGCTAATCCATTCAGATTGCCAAGAGTAAAATGTAGCCCTAGAGATAGAAATAATTTTTAGAAAATCTTTCTCTTTGTAAAATGGTCTATCAAATTTAAAATTAAACATTGATAAACCTTCTGCATAAATTCCTTTGAGATCATAGGGTTCAATAATCGTGGACCAGGGATTACTTCTTGCGTCTAGTGTAGATAAATTCTATGTCGTCTAACCTTTTTATGAGCCGAGATCTTACTATGTTGTTTTTATAGAAAGTTTTCTTCCAATCTTTGTCTGTAATTAATTTCCTCCAGGTACTTACACCCTTATATTTTTTCATTCTTTGGAAATGTGGTTTCATTAAATCTGCAAAATTTCTATGCTCTGTTAATTGTAGCCAGGCTTTGTAGTAAGTAATCTTCCTAGACTTTGTAATCTGTTTTAACTTTGCATAAATTGAAAATTCCCAACCAGTAGGATTTTTCGGTTTGCCTTTGCCCATAGTAATTCTCCTATGAGCTTATAACTTATTTCTGATAAGCTTTGAAACACTTAACACAGATAGATCCACTTTTACGACCTATGCTAATCTTACCAATTATCTTCTGTGTGGTTTCACAATTAATACATCTATCCATAATTTTTGTAGATAGATAAGTTTCCCCTGGTTCGTGGATCTCTGGATCTCTAAACTCTGGGAGCTCCTCTGGTTTAGTCATTTGATACTTTCTTAAACTCAAAGAAATTTGCTACTTTGTTTGCATATTCTTTTCGTTGTTGTGTTGTGTGTTTATCGTAATGAATATCAAGTGTTGAGTCTTGTTCGTGTCCAGTTAAGACTCTTGCTTTTCCAGTAGTCCCTAGTGTTAGTTTTGCGATAGAGCTGAATGTCTTACGCAACATCTTCGGAGCTCCTTCTATTCCAGTCTCACGGACCACGGCTCCCCAACATCCTCTAATTTCTTTTATTCTGCATTGGTCTGATCTAACATATTTATCTTCGTGTAATCTTTTTGAGTTAATTCTTGTAGTAGGAAATAACCAATCAACAAATCTATATTTTTGATAAGTACCTTTTAATTTTTCATCAATTAAATCTAAAACAAATTTAACTGGTGGTGTGATATCAATATATTCTACCTTACGAGCTTTCGTTATAGAGGCTGGAAGAGTGATAAGAGTTCTGTCTTTGTTGATCATAGATCGTCTCATTTTCAAAGTCTCTTCGGCTCTTCTGCCAGTACACAAAAGAAAGAGTAGAGCCTCGGCTTGGAATGGAAATTTATCTTTTAATTCTACTAATTTATTGTGAATAGTTTTTAATTCATCATCAGAAAATCTTCTGTCGTTATATCTAGTCCCTGGACTATTAGCGATTTCTGGTCTTTTAAATTTAACTTTCATTGTAGGATTATTTGGAATGTTATCTCCAAGATAGCCTTTATCTACTGCAAAGGACCATAGGCATTTAAAAGCCTCTAACATATTCTTTTTAGTTCCAAATCCTTTTTCGTTTCTTTCAATAAATCTTTTAATTAATCCTGGAGTTAAATTATCAATTTTCTCTGCACCAATAACATCATCATAAACAGAGATCTCTCCGAGTGGATTAAATTTCTGTTCTTTAATTATGCCTTTGCCGTGAGGAAACTTCTTAAATAGATCGTTCCAGTCTTCTGGTTTAGCCGTTCTCTTGTGAAAGTTAGCTTTGAATTTAACTAATCCGTGTCCGTTATAATCTTCAACAAAGATTAAATGATGAGTTCTCCAGTTATAACCAATCAATGTTTTACAAGCTGATTGAATACTACTAGCTGATAGTCTTCCTTCTCTCTTTGATCGTGGGAAATTTGCTTTGCATAATCTTTCAATAACTTCTCTGATTGTTAGCTTTAAACTATCCTCTACTATTGCTCTTCTCTCTTCGTCCGATTGCTGATTGATCGTGGTTCGTGGATTTCTTATCCAATAACCTTTGTCGTTTGTGTGAGCTTTGAATAGTTCAAATACTTTCTCCTCACATTGTCTAACTCCGAATTTATCTGGGATGAATTCTCCAATAGGAATATAACTTGCTTTGCTCTCGTACCAGATCTGCAATACAAAGTATTTCTTATTGGATCTTCTGAATTGTCTTAACTTCAATCCTTTTAGATAAGTGTTCTTTGTGGAGTCAAAGGGAGTGTAAGTGTTTTCCTTAACTCCGATAATGTTTCCGTCCTTATCTGTCTTATGATAACTGCTCTGATAATTGCTGATAGCAAAGTCAGTAAATTTTAATTTAAACTTATTACTAGTTTTCAGTATCTCCTTAATATCTAGTTTGGAGACTAGTTTGTCATTAGTAGTTTTTTCACTCATAGTCTTCTTTCTAAACGATCCAATCGTCTTATCAATTTGTAATCAAGATTGTTGGACTATTAGAGACTATTACGGATTAACTA